CGCTGTAGAATGCGCTGTAATAGCTGTAGAGCAGTCGCTAGAGGCGTGTCTAGTATCTCGTCTAGAGACCATCCATAGTTAGACGCTAGACTATCTACAAGCGTCATAAATGATACAGAGCTATCTGCGCTCTCTACTTGATTAGTAGACCCGCTATGAGCGAGCGCAGGCATGTCGTTAAATGCTGCGTTAAAATAGCAGATCAGCTCCTGTCGAAATATCTCATGTCTGCGAATTAGTCTCCCGACTCTTCGAGCGTATCGAGTCTTAAAGAACGCGCGATCATTCGATAGCATTAGAACGAACGCGAGAAGATCATCGAGCTGAGGCTCGACGCCTAGCGTTAATCTATTCTCCGTGAACTCTAGATTTAAGATATCTCGGACAGTGATCTGTCTAAGCTTAAATCCTGCGATCTCTTGATCGACTCCGACGACAGCTTCGAGCCGCAGCTTCTTTTCAAAAGCTGCGGCGTCTGCGATGCGCTTCTTAGCGGCATCATTAAAACTGACCGCCTTGAGTCGCATGTGATTTAAGCGTTAATCTTTACGTAGCCGCTGATCGAGTAGCGACGATAGTCTGCTTGAGTCTCTGTGAGATCTACGCCTGTGACGACGACGCTGTAGCTTCCGTAAACGACAGTATCTCCGATCGTGGGAGGAGCTTCTGAAGCTCCCATTTGAACTGTAAGAGATGCCTCTTGACGCTGAGGAACGACAGTAGAGCCTAGAGGCTCGCCGTCTCCGTTGTCTAGATCTACGCGATTTGCAGGAGTAGAGAGCGAGAAGCTCTCGACGATCATGCTATCGAATGATGCTGTGTTTATCCCGAAGAGTTGGTCTCCGTCTTGTGTAATAGCCATAATATATAAAGTTTAAATTTTAGATTGAAAGGTTCAAAAATAGATCTGCTGTCAATTTTAGAACTGATTAGATTTTATAGTAAACTTCATGTCGAACGAGAGAGTCGAGACTGCGAGATCTCCGTCTACGTCGAAGTCGCTCCCTGCGGGACGCATATACTTGACCTCGTAGAAAGGGAGAATCGGATCTCCGACGCCGTCTGTCGTAGTCCAGTTCGCTGCGTTTAGAAGCATCGCTTCGCGAACTTGCTCTCGATAGGATCTATGATTCGTCTGAGTCCCGTCGATACTTGCGTCGCTAATGATCGAGATCGATAGCGTGAGATTATACTGAGTGTATTCTAGAACGTCACCAGCGACGACTGTAGGAGGATCTTCTGCAGCTCCGATCTCTGCTCGAATAGATAGACGAGGAGAGACGAACGTCTCTTGATCTAGCGAAGCGTAGAAGCTCGAAGCAGAGAGTCCTGTAGCAGTCTCTAAGAAGATCTTCGCAGCGTCCTCGAAGTTAGTTTCTAAGTCTAGATATCCCATGTCATATTATCTCTGATATTCAGAAGCGCAGTCGAGTCGTCGAGTGACTCCTACTGAGTCGTCGTGAACGCTCACGACTTTGTAGTTCGTCGTGCCGTCTGTTAAGATCATTCCCTTAGAAGGGAGAATCGAGTAGTCTTCGCGAGCTATATAGAACTTCGTGTCGATCGACTCTTCGCGCCCGTCTTCGTAGATGTCGAAGCTCGACTCTGCGTCTTGCTTGTTCGCTGAGTAAGTCTCTCCGTTAGAAGGGAGAGAAGTCAGCGAGACATTGATCTGCGAGATCGCGAACTTGAGATTATCCGAGATTAAAGAAGTGATGCTCATACAATAATAGCTCTAATGTAAACACGAAAAAGCCTCCTGCTTTCGCGGGAGGCTCTTGTTCGTTTTTGTGTTAGAATTAAAACTCGCGATCCATATCTAGAGATCCTACTGCATGACGATTACGCTGAAGCTCGTAAGATTCTGCAACTGAAGTGACTGTCCAAATATCGCTCGTTGCAAGCTGATCTAATGTAGGATCGAATCGGCGAACCTTTGCTTCAAAAGCCTCTGCTTTATCGTAACAAGTGAACGATTGATGATTCGCTACTGTAGTAGTAAAATGACCCTCGTTAAAAGAAGCTGTTACGAAGTGCTGACCTTTATGAGATTCTATAGATGTGTTTGTCATGTCGTGTATTTTTTAGGTTAAGTTCGAAGCGTTCGTCGCTTCGATATGAGAGATAAAGAACTATCGAGATCAGCTCGTCAATAGTTATTCTCACTTTTTTCTACTTTCTTTTTAGACACGAAAAAGCCTCTCCCGACTAGCAGAAGAGGCTGATAAGTTATCGAGATCGCTTACGCGCCTGTGATTTTTTCGCAGGCGTTCGTATTGATGATCGACTCGTCTACGCTATTGAAGACGCGAAGCACATCGCTCTTGATAGGCTCGTCGCGATACTGCTCTGCAGAGAAGACGCCGCCGTCTGCGCTGTAGGCTAATGTGCGACCGAAGCCTCCGTTAGCGAAGTCGCCGCCTGCTACTTGACCTACGAAGAAGTCAGTAGTTGACCAGATCTTCGAGCGAGAAGCTGTCTTGCCCTTAGCTGCGCTATTGTAGCGAGTAGGAGTCACGATGATTTGACTCACGCCTAGAGCGTCGAGAATTACTTGGCGGTTAGTGTATTGACCATTGCCGTTGAAGATTCCGCGAACGTCGTCCGTGTTGATCATCTTGTTAAACAGAGAAGTTTCGATGATCAGAGCGAGTCCGTCATAGAAGCCATTTCCGTTCAGACGCTCGACTGCGTTCTGGATGTCCTCGATAGGAAGAGCTGTAGCTTTGCTGCTGAAAGCTGCAGTCGCTGCTGTCGAGTTGAACGCTGCTGCTGCCATTGTAGACGCTACGCGAAGCTCATGACCTACCATGATGTCGCGCTGTAGCTTCTTAGCGATAGCTGCTGCAGAGTCAGAGATGCCGTCGTCGCTTGCTTGCGATACGTCTTCGTCTGGGAGTAGACCTTCAAGCGCATACTGCTTGCAAGAGAAGTCTTGCTGACCATATGCGAAGTCGCGTCGTGCGAAGGCAGAGCCTGCAGCGCGAACCTTAGAAGCGTTCAGATCGAACTGATCGTCGCCGAATACAGGATACTGACCAGTCTTAGTCGCGACTTCGCGAACAGGAAGAATCTGAGTTCCTACGAATTGGTTTTCGCCGATCTTGTTAAGAGCCTCGGAGAGAACTGGATTGAATGTAGCTGAAGTATATAAGCTCATGTGTTTATATGTTATAAATTAAGAGTGGATAGGAAGAACTTCGATGACGTCGCCATCTGCAGTTGCTGCCGTGAGAGTGATTCCGACTTTGTCACCGCTTGAGCCAGACGCGCTCAACTTGCCGCCAGCATCGCCGTAGACGATGTCACCGATAGCGAGAGCTTCTGATGCGATAGCGTAGGAAGAACCTCCGCCATGAGTGAGTGAGATAGATGCTGCTACGCCAGAGGCGACAGAAGCGATAGTGAAGCCGACCTTAGGTTCGGATCCGGTTGCTGTCGCTTTAACGACATTCCCTGCGGAATCGACTTTAACGAGCAGGTAAGCGTCGAGTGCTTCGCCTGCTACGAAAGTGCGAGTATTATTTTGAACAGTAGTTGCTGACATAATATTAGTTAGTTTATGGGTTAGAGTTTAAAGAGTTCTGGACGATCTTTGCCGAGGCGAAGAGTCGCGGAGAACTCTGAAATGTTGTTATCCTTTGCGAAGTCCGAGATCACTTTAGCGCGATTCGCTTTGCTAGGTTCGTAGACTTCGTCGCCTACAGAAGTTTGGATTAGATCAGAGCCTTCGATAAGCTTTTCGAGAGTAGCTACTTTAGAGGAAAGCTTCGAGGCTTCTGCCTCCATCTTCTCTTTCTCTTCGCTCATCTCTTTTTCATTCTCTTCGAGTTTAGCTTTAAGCTCTTCGATCTCTTCGAGTTTCGAGGCGACGTCTTTTTCTAGCTCTCCGATTTGCTCTTCCATAGGACGAGCATCTGGAAGAGTCTTGCTTTCGCGCATCTCTTCCTCTTCTTCTTCGGCTGCTTCTTCGACGACTTCTTCATCTTCGACGACTTCTTCATCTTCGACGACCTCGTCTTCGACGACTTCGTCTTCGACGACTTCTTCGCCTTCTTCGTCTTCGACGACTTCTTCTTCGTCTTCGACGACTTCTTCTTCGTCTTCGACGAGAGCAGCAGAGCTGTTGTTAAGTTTAAATTCTAGCTCTTCTACGCGAGCCTCGGATTCGGTTACGCTAAGAGCGAGACTTTCGTTCTCTTCTTTTAGCTTCTCGCTGAGTTCAGTTAGTTCTGCTTTTGTCATCTTGTAATTAGGTTTAGTGTCAATTATAGAAAATAGCCCTCGCTGATTTGCAGCAGGAGAGTCTACGAAGTCCGCGCTAGATACCTCTTCGACGCGAATAGATGGGTATTCGAACAGAGCGTCTTCTGGAGCTTCGTCCGTTGCGACGTCTCCGTCCTCAGTTGCCCAGACTGCGTTAGCAGAGAAAACAATAGAAAGACCGAAACGCTCTGGGAGCTTCTCGGCTAGTTCGAAGAGCCTGTTAAATTTTTTATTGTCGTCCTCTCTGAACGACTCGAAAGCTCTGAAGTCTCCGAGAAGGCGATCGCCTTCGATTCTGAAATTCTCGAATAGTCCTATCTCGCGAGTTAGACGATCTTCGAAGATCGCGCCTCGATGCGTGATATACGCAGGGAGCTTCGTCCCTTCTAGCTCGCTCTGGATAGTTTCTAGAGACTTGCTATCGACGTAGAGTCCGTGACCTAGAGCTGGTCCGACTGAGATCAGAGCGACTGATAGCATAGTCCCATCCTCGTTATTGACTTGAGTCTCGCTGTTAGACTCGACTCCAAATGCAAATTGTTTCGACATACTCTTAGCTGCTTTGTCAATTTCCTTTAGTTTAGAGCTTGTCATCTATGTTCGCTATTTCATTAGCTTGCTTTTCAGATAGTCCGAAGACAGAGACGAGTAAAGAAACTGCCTGCTTCGGAGTCATTAGACCCTCGCCTAGATTCTTTAGAATGTCAGCGATCGCTGTTACTCCTCCGACTCCAATCTTAGTAATGAGAGGCTCTTCGACGATGTCTTCGCCTTCAGAATCTTCTCGCTGAGACTTGAACTGCTCCTGCGTAGTCAGCTCTGAGAAGTTCGCGCTCGCGCTAGTATTATAGAAGTTCACGAGATCATACCAAGATCCTAGATTAAAGTCTTTAGCG